ATGCTATCATTTGCGACAACAGCAAAGTCGAGGTTGTGCAAGAGCGAGTTGCAAAGATGCTGGTTGACCGCAAGGTTAAGCAATGCCGCATTGAGTCCAACCGAGGCGGCACGATCTTCGCTCAGAATGTCGAAAAGCGTGTCAAAGAGCTTGGCGGCATGACAAGCATCACGACAAAATGGACGCAAACGAACAAAGAAACCAGAATTCAAACGAACAGCGCACTCGTTAAGGAACACGTTCTATTCAAGGACGAGAGCCTTTACGCAAAAGATCGTGAGTATCGAGAGGCTATGACGCAACTCACTACCTACTCCATGATGGGCAAGAATCCTCATGATGACGTTCCCGACGCTTTGGCTATGTTTGTAGATTGGCAAATGTCCGATACACACAACATCGCTGTGCTTATGCGTAGACCTTTTTAATGGTCACAGCGTCCATTGACGATTATAACTTTTGTGGTAATGTATAGTCTAACATGGGGCAGATAGGGGAAATCCCTTGAGCGACCGTGCGGCGCGTCGGCATACGCTGCTGCTAAAGACTGGCCTGTGCGGCCTTTTCCTCCCTTCACCGCGCAGAGCGCCTAACAAGCATACAAAGTCCCGGCATGGAGTGGCTACCTAAACCGGGCATACTTAGTCGAGTGGTGTAAAGAAGCACAACGGACTTTGACTCCGTCAGTATAGGTGCGAGCCCTATCTTGACTGCCAGACAGACGGGCATAGCGCCTGAGGGATGACACGGAAGCGCATATCGCGGGGTGGGGCGGCTTCCGATGGTAAAGCATATTGAAGCCAATCAGAATAGACTTATCTGAGGATTTCAAAGAAATCGACATAATGCCCGTGGCTGACTACCATTGGGCCGATCCCAACAGTGACCATGACAAGATCATGGAGGATATAGCGCGTATCCGCGACCATGAGAATTGCTTCTGTGTGTTGAACGGGGACTTGATGGATTGTGCGATTGCTTCAAGCATAGGAGACACCTACGGGGCCTCACTATCGCCGATGGAGGAATTAAAGGTCTGCACAGAATTGTTTGCTCAGATTGCGGACAAGATTCTGTGCGTAGTCCCCGGGAACCATGAGGCACGGCATTATCGCACGAACGGAATTGACCTGACACAGCTAATGTGTCGGCAGCTTGGAATTGGGGATCGCTACTCCCCTACCACCGCTTTGCTGTTTGTCCGTTTTGGGAGAATCGAGGGGCACTCCAACCACCACAGGAAAGCGGCGTACACCATGTATGTCTCTCACGGAAACGGTGGGGGCCGCAAAGAGGGCGGCAAGATTCAACGGCTGGTCGATCTGTCCAACATTGTTGATGCCGACATTTATCTGTGTGGTCACACGCATCTCCCCGCTATGCTGAAAGACGGTTTTGCCCGTCCAAACATGGCGAACAGTTCTATCACATACGGAACGCGCCTATATATCAACACAAGCGCGAAACTCAATTACGGCGGCTACGGAGACACTCAGGGCTTCAAAGTGCCTTGCACCGATACGCCGATCATCCATCTGAGTGGGACGCGCAAAGAAGCGAGGGCAACAATTTGATTCCCAAAGAAGTGCTTGAGGCCGTGGAACATATCGTTGCCACTGGCAAAGAAGCAATTGTAAAGAAAGAGAGAGACTGCTGGATCGTGATTGAAAACGGTCGGCGAGTCATCTTCAAAGAGCATAAAGAAACCCGGCAGTAATCAGGCTGTCGGAAGAGCTAATTAGGGCTTACTGAATTGCGATTCACTGAATCGTTTTTCAGCAAGTCCTTTTTCTTTTTGGGGGTAAAGAGTTGGACGAGATTACAAATAAATCCACGGTCATCCGAAACGATATGTTTGGGCGGCTGGACATCTACGCCTCCTACGATGACATCAACGAGGAAAACCTGATCGGGGAGCTTAACTCTGCGCTGGTTTATCATGTCAGGAACATGCTGGCAGAGGAGTTTCTTTACTGGTACACGCGAGGTGTTCAGCCGATCCTTAATCGCCACAAGGAAGTCCGCGAGGACATTCTGAACATCGTACAGGTGAACATGGCAGCGGAGGTGGTCGATTTCAAGAACGGCTATCTTCTCCAAAAGCCTTGCGCGTATGTGGCGCGGCGTAAGGGAGCGCAGACGAAGGTAAAGAAGCTGAACGAGTATCTTTACCGTTCTGGCAAGGGCGAAGCCGACAACAAGACGGCTGACTGGTTCCACCGTGTTGGCAAGGGTGCGCTGTTTGTCGAGCCTACCGATGACAATGACACCCCGTTCCGGGCCTATGCGCTCGATCCTCGATCTGCGTTTGTTGTGTATTCCCTTCGCCCCGGCAACAAGCCTGTTATGGGCGTAAATATGGTCACGGTTGACGGTGTGGCGAAGTTCGATGTGTTCACCGAGAAGATGGTTTATCACCTCTCTGGCACTGTGGTAGGAAAGATGATTACCACCGAGAAGAACCACGACTTTCTTGCAACGGCAACCTCGATTGATTACTCCGAGCCGAACGTACTTGGGTACATTCCGATCATCGAATACCGCTACAACAGCATCAATACAGCGGCCTTTGAGCTGGCGATCCCCCTCATTGATGAGATTTCCAACCTCACCTCAAACGCTTGCGACGGTGTGGAGCAGTTCATTCAGAGCCTCGCAATCGCTGTGAACTGCGAGTTCCCTGAGAACGTCACGCTCACAGACATTCGCAAGGCTGGCATGATTGCCTTGAGAAGCATCGGCGAAAACAAGGCAGACTTCAAAGTGCTGTCTGAACAGCTTGACCAGAGCCAGACGAAGGTTCTGACGGACACGCTTGAGGAAAAGATTGCGCGTATCTGCGCTATGCCGAACCGCTCTGAGGGTAGGAACTATGACACAACCGGGGCCGCTCAATTGGCTGCGCTTGGATGGTATCAGGCCGACTGCTCCGCAAGGAACACTGAGGACTTGTTCAAGGAGTCCAACCGCCAGTTCGACCGCATCATCGTTGAGATTCTGCGGCGTAAAGGCATCCTTGATATTGACCTTAACGACTTTGAGCTTAACTTCCCGCACGGCGAGACTGCTAACGTGCAGAGCAAGGCGCAAGCGTTTCAGACCCTTATGGCGGCTGGTATGCATCCCGAACTGGCGGCTGAGAAGTCTGGTATCTCCTCCGATCCCGTCAAGGATATGAAGATGTCCGAGGAATACTTGAAGATGGTTTGGGGCGATCCGACTAAGGTTGACGAGGCCGAGCAGACCGATGGCGGTCAAGGCGAAGCCAACATAGAGGAAACCGACAACGACGACGGCGAGAACGACATGGGCGGTGCTGTCTAATGGCAAGCATCTTGCCGATGGACGAGCTTAACCGACTGGATTCAGAAATCCGTGAGAGATTCGGTGATGAAACGCTCGAAAAACGTGATAAGCGCGAGGAAGAGGACATTATCGATGATCTTCTTGATCTCTTTCTCCTTGCATATGCGACAGGCGTAAACGTGACAAACGACAATCTTTCGTCTAACTGGAATCCTGATCTGGAAACAGTGATGGAAACCATTGACGAAGAAGTTGCGGGAAAGACATGGAGAGAGCGAGTCGAGGACTACTTCTCAAACGGCGGCACAGGGGCAGATTTGGCGAGGATCGCCGATACGGAGATGCACCGCATAGCAAATACGGCGGCTCTGAAAACCGCACAGAGAGCCGGGGCAAAGACGAAGACATGGGCAACGATGCTCGACGATAGAGTCCGCGAAACGCACGATTACCTTGAGGGTATGACGGTTGGGATCGACGAGGAGTTCTACACCTACGACGGCGATCATGCTCCCGCTCCGGGCGGCTTTGCTCTCGCGGAAAACAATATAAATTGCAGATGTGAGTGCATTTTTTCGTGAGGTTGACATATGACAATATCCGAAGCGCGCCAAAAGCTAATCGATTGGGCCGCTGGCGAAGTAGACTACAGCGAGGGCGCGAATAACTATAACAAATACGCAGAGGACAGTCGGCTTGTAAAGCTCTACGGATGGAACGTGCAAAACCAGCCTTGGTGTGACATTTTCACCGACGAAGCTTTCATCGCTGTGTTCGGTCTTGAAGACGGCGCGAAGATGACCTATCAGCCGCTGGGCGATGGCTCCGCTGCCTGTTGGAGAAGCGCGCAGTTCTTCAAGGATCACGATGCTTTCTATCAGTCCCCGGAACCGGGCGATGTGATTTTCTACTACGTCAAGGGGCAAATCAACCACCAAGGGATTGTGGAGAGCATTTCTGGCGGCATCGTCAACACGATTGAGGGGAACAGTTCTGATTCTGTAGCGCGACGGGCATATGCGCTGGGTGCGGCGAACATCGCCGGGTACGGTAGACCAAACTGGTCTGTTGTGGTGGATTCCCCTGATGATCCGAAAGAGGAAGAACCAGATCCGGTTCAAGAGCCGATCACGATTGAGCTTCCCATATTGCGGAACGGAATGTGTAACAGCTATGTAGCCGCCGCACAGGGCATCCTGTCCGCTAAACGGTTTTCACTTGGCCCGTGGGGCGTGGATGGCGAATTTGGGACAGCGACAATGACGGCAGTCCAGAATTTTCAGACGCGCAATGGTCTTACACGCGATGGGGTTGTAGGGAGAGAGACATGGGCGAAACTATTTGAGTGGTGAGGTGAGAATAGTGAGCGAAGGTATTTGGATCGCAATCATCACCGGGGCATTTGCTGTGCTTGGTCAGTGGATTATCTCACACAACCAGAATCAGAAGAGAAAAGTCGAAGATGCCGTAAGGGACGCAAGACTTGATGACAGGCTGTCTGGCGTTGAAAAGCGCTTGGATGAACACAACAACTACGCCGCAAGGTTTTCTGAGATTCAAACCGACATAGCGGTCATCAAGAATGACATCAAGACATTATATAAGGAGAAGGGATGAACATGCAGCTACCCGATAAAGTTTATGACGTATTGAAATGGCTGGTACTGATCTGCTTCCCGGCTTGCACAACCGCCTATGTCGGCCTTGACAAGATTTTCGGCTGGGGCTACGGAGAGGTTGTAGCACAGGTATCAGCTATCGTATGCACCTTGATCGGCGCTCTGCTTGGAATCAGCACAGCGCAGTACAACAAGGACAGGTAATTTAATCATTTTCTACAGCAATTGCATCAAAAGTGTAATTACTGACGAAAATAAATCAAGTCAGGAAAGACTTTAATCGTAAACGAGATGAAAACTCGATAAAACGGAAAACATGGTGAGGGAACACCTATAAAACGCGAGGAGAAGACATGAAAATCGACACCGCAAAGATCGAAAACTATGCAGAGATGACCGCAGAGGAGAAACTTGCCGCACTTGAGGCATATGAGTTTGAGGCTCCCGCTC